TATCCTTTTTCAGAAAATTATAAATCAGAGTATCCCACATACGAACCTGAGAATACACATCCTCAAAATTTACCTTTGCATCATATGCCATTGTAATTGCCAGTTCAATCAATTTCATCTTGTCTTCTAGACGATCAACAAGTTCTACGTCATGAATGTTATACTCAATAAACTTTTGCCATCCATTTGTATAAAAATCACGGAAAGTTTCAAATTCACTATGATCCAACTTACGTTGATCCAATTCAACTTCAGCAATATAATCTAGTCTATAACTTTCTTGAGCAGAGTAAGTAAACTTTTTATAGAGATCCAAATAATCTAGAATAGATACACCAAGAATACTATAAGAAGTATATTTTCTACCCTGAATAATAATCTCATTTGCATTCACCCTGCTCCATGGCGAAAGAGATTTCATGTGTTTTTCAGTCAAAACTTTTTCAATACGACGGCAAATAAAAGGTATGTCGAATAGGTTGATATTCCATCCAGTAACAATATCTGGAGTATTTTGAACCCAGTACTGTAGAAACTTCATCAGTAAATCTTGTTCATCATCACAGAGAACAAACTTTACATCCTTTCTAGTGTTTTGATATGGATTTACACCCCATACAACAATTTGTTTGGTATTAAAACATTTGATTGTAATACAAAGAATTTCTTCCAGTGCTTCTTCAACAGAAGGAAATCCATTTTCTGAGGTAGTTTCAATGTCAATAGTATACAATTTAATTTGTGAAATATCATAATGCATTTCATCCTCAGGATGTTGCTCAGCAATATACTGATAAACAAACCTTTCATTTCCATAAACAGAAAAATTCTCCATAGAGGAATACTTGGATATAAAATCCCGTGCCTCCCTTGGAGAATCAAATCTGATAGGTTTTACATACAATCCATCAAGTGTTTTATACTTTGTTTTCTTAGGTGATTGTACGAACATAGTTGGAGAGAATGGTTCTTTCACAGTAACTTGTTCTTCTCTATCATATCCACGATAGAGAATGTTATCACCCAGTAGTTGAACATTAGTATAGAACTTCATTCCTTCTCCAAATACTTTTTATACAGTCCAAGGATTGCTTCCTCAGGATCCAGTATAGTAGCAATGGCGTCAGATGTCAAGAAGATTTCACGTTGAGTAGTGTATTTTGGGTACTTCTGTAAGATTACATATTCATAAACATAGTAATCCTTTTCACCTTCATCAACTTTTTTAGCAGTTACTTTCAAATGTGTTCCCTCTAATGAGTGAGCACGTTTTTCAATCTCTGCTGCATCTGTTCCATATTCAGCACACTCGACAATTTTATAACAATTTTCAAATAAAAACATTGGTTCTTCATCAAGTTCTGTTACTTGGCCAATGTAATAATTTTCATCACCCCGTAATAATAGGACTTTCGCTTGTTCCATTCTTTGCTCCAACTAATTGATTGTACTTATTAACAACCTCGGCATGAGGTTCATAAATTGAAATTACTTCTGAAAGAGAAACTACAAATTTTCTATCTGCACTAAGAGGAGCCCAGGGAAACAAATTAAGTCTAATATCATTAATTTTTTGTGGTTCGTCACTTCCTTCAAGTAAAATCTGTGCGCTTTCTTGATCTACCCAAACATTATAGGGTTCAGTAAATTGAAAAGCAACTACTCTTTCGGGAGAAGGCATATTATTATTCATCATAATAGAACTACCTTGCTCTACGATTTCACTGATATCACAGATAACGTCTTCACCTGTTCTTAGTTTTGCGATTTTTACGGTCATACCTTTTACCAGAAATAATGTTTACAGATTCGTTTACAATCTCTTTAAGAGATTTATGTTCAGTAATATTTTTTTGTTGTGAAATTGCTCTAGCGTGTGCTAAAAGATAATCCATCACTTGTGGATGTGTTTCAACTGTAATCGTATCAGTTGTATCTTCGTACCCACTAGGAACTAAATTAAAATAAAAATTCATGTTCATCTCCATTATACACACAAAAAAGGGAGGGGTCAAGCCCTTCTCCCTTATTCTGTTTGTTTTATTTATCAACTTTCTGCAAGTAGTTGTGGGGCGCTGCCCTTAATATTGTAAGTTGTTTTCTTTTGATGTTCTGGAATAATCTTCTCCAAGTCGATTGTTAGTAGTCCATCTTCAAATCTTACCTCTTGTACTCTTACGTCTTCAGACAATTGCCAAGATCTGTTGAAACTTCTTTTTGATAATCCTTTGTGCAAGTAAGTTCTTGTAGTATCTCTGTCCTCAACTTTAGAGGCAACTCTGAGAATGTTTTGTTCAGTAGAGACTTCGATCTCTTCTCTTTTAAATCCTGCAAGCGCAACTTCAATAGTGAAATTACTCGAGTCATGTTTGATTAGGTTGTAAGGTGGATAGTTGATGTTGTGACCAGATAGTGCATCTAATCTATTAAAAACATCATCCAGACCTACAGCGTGTGGTGCGTATTCTTTCCAAAAAGTATCCAATGTAGTGGTAGTAAGCATTCTACTTCTCCTTAAATAAGCGAGTTGTTTGTAGTGGACCCCGAAGGCATCCGAAAGATATTTATAGCATAAATACCTCAGGTCGTCATTTAAACATTTTAGGAGAAACCGAACATGAAAAAGGTAATCACCGCACTTGCGGCATCCTTTTTCGTTATGCCTTCGTCATTCGCAGCTGAAATTACTTCGAGAATTACTGATTCAGTACAGTTGGGTGTGCAGGGTGCAGCAGTTCAATCAACGAGAATTGGGGCTTCATATTCTGCCTCAGGTACAAATATTCAAGCAACTTCATTTGGTGGAGTTGGTGGTGCTGGAACTTATGATATCAATACAGCAGGTCAAGCATTTACTTTCTCAGAAAGTTTCAATGCTGCTGATGCTATCGTAACAGATCAAACAGTTACAAGTGGTGTTATTGGAACTCCAAATCTTTATGGAGATAGTGTTACTCAGTTAGCAGGAGACAAAGGTTCTCTCGCTGGTACTCTATCTGCTACTGGTGTTCCCACTATAACTGCTGGTGGTGCTGGAACTACAGGAACAGCACAACGTAGTATCGAATTGAGCGTATTCAAATGAGACATTTAACTCCCGTTTTGCTTTTGGCAACGGGAGTCATTTGTACTCCTACATATGCTGAAAGTGTTGTGCCTAATTTTACAAGAGGCACTATCAATGCAACTACAGAATCAACTACAAAAATTGTAGAAACTATTCGTCAAGTTGAATATACAACTGGCACGTCTTATACTGTCACTGGAACTAATATTAATATTCCTGGCACTCCTCAACAAGGAGCAAACTACAGTATTATGAACCAAGGTGCTCCATTCCAGTTCAGTGAAACTTATCTCGGACCTGGAGTGGCTAAAGAAACATGGATAGATCGCACCACAGAAACACAATCTACCACAAACTCGGTATCTGTCTTTACGCAGTAGGTCTTTATGTATCGCCTGTGCTGGCTCAAACAGCTCCTAGTAATACTAATATTGCTGGGCCTAGTGCTTCTGCTACAGGAAACGTTACAAACCAAGCGGTACAAGTCCTCCAGGGGCCATATGCAGTCAATACGTATGGTGGTGGAGTTAGTTGCCAAGGACCGACGATGAGTTTATCCCCATTTGTATTGGGGAGTATTAATAGTAGTCAAGACCCAGAAACATTTCAATCTCAGAATGGAAATGCTGGTATCAGTATGGGATTTAACTTTCCTTTAGATGGAAGTTTAACAGAATTATGTAAGGAAAGAGCAAGAACAGAAATAAGAAGACAGAATGCAGAAACAGATAAAGCACGTTTAGATTTTGAATTAGTAAGACTTCTTAAATGTGGTGAAGCAATTAAATCTGGAATTACATTTCATCCAGACAGTCCATATGCAAAAATTTGCTCTGACGTTGTTGTTAGGTATCCAACACCAACTATTGTAACAAATCCACAAAAACCAGATACTAAAATAAATAAGGCAGATAAGTAATTCTACTGTGCGATATGTATCAGTCATGCTTCTTAAGCATAACAAAAGAGTTGAATGGTATGACATTCCTTGGGGTAAATCCCATCTGGATGTTATTAGAAAACACGGTATTATTCTTATGACTATTGTACATGAATAAGGAGATATTCAAATGTATGTACTCTCAGAAAAAGACATCAATCGTCTAATCATCTTATGTGCTGAGAAATCAGCAACTACAACTGACAAGAGTGCCAAACAAGAATATCAACATCTCGTTAATAAATTGAAAAATTATAAAGATCAAAATCTATGAGACATTTGGTAGTAGAAATCTTAACAAATACTGTATGTTTAGGGATCTTAAGTGGTGCTTTGATTATACTACCGATTATTGGTATCGCAAAAATTCATGAGCCACCGAATGGAAAAAATACATCCCGAACGTCTGGTAACACAGAAAGAATGCCAGGAGATGATTGATGCTGCTATACGCAGACACAATCGGAATGCTTCCATTATTAGTATGTGTGTTGGTTGGGTGGTCCTTGCTTTATTTGCTGAAGGACTGTTGAGACTTATTGGTGTTATTCCTCCACTTCTACCATGGCTGAACATTACCCTGAAATAATAGGAATTGTTTTCTTGCTAGTATTTGCTGCCACCATGTTCTATCAAGGAACATGCATCATAAGGGGGCAACGTGGATATTCTCTTCGAGATTATCTCAAACAGGATAGTGATAATATGCGTAAACGAATAGAGGAACTACTCAAGGACAAATGATCATCTTAACAGAAGAGGATTTAAAAGAATTGCAAGAAAGAGTTTTTCAACAGAAAATGGATGAACTCTTTGAAGAACCATCTACCTATGAGGATGACGAATGAGAAAATTAATTGCATCTACATGTTTAGCATTGTCTATTTCCATGCCAGTTATAGGAGAGACAATTAGAATTGAGGAACCTAAAGTAAAATACCATAGTTACGAATCTTTAGGGTGTGTAATTTTATTAGAGTGTACTACTGGTGTTGAACGTGCAACAGTAAATTACGATTATGGTGTCCTACAATCTGAACATCTAAATGAAATTAAAGAAATTATTACTGCACTAGATAATTTAAATGTTGAAGTATATATTGCAGATGAAAAATATTTTCCATTTAATACTAATGGAATTTATAAACCAAAATACAATCGTTTTATCATTCGTAGAGATTTATTAGAAAATAGAATTGAATTTATTAGTACGTTAAGACATGAAGGTTGGCATGTTGTTCAAGATGCAATGGCTGGAGGAGTAGACAATCCTTTCATTGCTCAAGTACATCAAGATAATGAAATACCAGATGTCATCAGAATGAGAACTTCATTAGTTTATGGGGCGGCAGGGCAAAATGCTGGAATAGATTGGGAAACGGATGCTAACTGGGCAGAATTGCAACCAGGAAAAACTGCAAAGTATTTAAAAATGGCATCGGTCAAACCTCTATGGGAACAAATAGAACCAACTCCAATGACTAAAGAATGGTTAATTGGATGTGGTTATATGCCTCCTACAGATAATTATAAATTGTATTCCAATAAAAAATATTGTAAAGAAGGTGGAATTTAATCATGAAAAGAGATATTATAGTTTCATCTTTAGTATACTTTAGTATTATGGGTTTATGGATATGGTGGGGTCTCACACATGCATATCCTTCCTAAAATAGGATGCTAAATAATCCCATATGGAGATTATATATGCTATCTACGCAATATCGTCTTCGTCTTGAAACAATTTGCCAAAAAATTGTTAGACACGAAGAGGTAGGTTTGGAAGATATGATCTGGGCAGAAAAACTTGCAAAAGTAAATCGTACTGCAGGTACAATGCTCAGACAGGCAAGAAGAACAGCAGAAAATCCTAATATGCAGGAAGGAGACCTAGACGATTTTTTAAATCAACTTGATATTGGAGGTACTGGTCATGAACGTTTTGGAAAACGTGGTTTCAATGACATTGATGATATGATCGATTGGTTCACTCAAGATAAACCTAATGATTGGAGGCAACGTGACTAATGGACATTGAAGCACAAAACGAAAAATGGAACAGAGGTCTTGATCTGTTCATTGAAAGTGTATATAAGCCAGATAATGAATTAAGACAAGATGCACATGATCAAAAGTGTTATAATGAACTTATGGGTATTCGTTGGCATGTTCTAGAGTATCTTCAAACATTAAGAAAGCATTAATTTGGTATCAAACTTTACAGTGATGCTTGAATAAATACAGATAACGGGGTATACTAATCCCCTATCGTTCATCCTAATGTCTAAAGCACTTCTGCTTTTGGCATGGATACCCTTTCTGATCTTTCCCTATCATGCAGATCCAAGCACTACTCAGTATGTTAAAGTGACTTGTGATCATGCATGGGTATTGATGGACATCGTTAAAAATAACGATACTATCTCATGGAAACAGAAAGATCCTTTGCTATTAGACCTCCGAGAGGAAGTCATTAGTGAGTGTAATAGACACTATCAATAGGACGGAAGTAAGCCAACTCGGAACGGAACGTTCATCTATGGAAGCACTCATTCTAACTTGTCTTCAGGCACAATTGATTGCAGGAAGAGTTTATAAGCAAGATATTCCGAAACAAGCGAAGCTTGAATTAATTTCGGAATGGAAACTCATCTCACCTAGAGAGTGCAAGATAGACGCAAAAGTTGACTGAAGGAACGCTCTTTAGCCTAAAAATTAAGGAGAACCCTAATGTCAATCGCAACATACCGTGGGTGCAAGTACAACACTAACACCCCTAAGCAAGAATATCAACACTGGTATTCTGAAACTCATGCCCCATCCCATCCACAGAATGTATATCGTGGTCATGCATATCGTCCATGCAACAACTGGAATTGGGAGGAAGGTAAATGAATTGGTTAAATATTATCCGTAAACAAATTCTCAAAGAGAGAAAACTCCAAGAGGCACAATATTATATTGCCACTCTTGGTTAAAATGATAATCTTGCTGAGAGTTTCTTAGCAATCTTTTTCGCAGGGGCAAACAGAGGTTTAAATCTCTTTTGCCCTTCTTTTGTAAATTTGTCAGAGATAATATCATCCACAATAATTTTATTCTCTACTTCGTAAAGTGGATTAATATCAACTTGGTCTCTGAGATACTGCTCTACATTATCAATCGTATCGAGGAGTTTAGTTCCTTCCGAAGAGTATTGGAAAACGTCAACCTTACCACTATCAGTTAGAACATAGTGCAGTACAGGTTTGACTTGTTTGATTTTAATTTTAAACTTATTCTTTGCTGCTTCTCTAATCAACGGTTCTGCTGCGTTCTTAAGAGTATTAAAAACCATCGTTGATCCGATCGTGGCAGCAGTCGTAACGATTGCTACAGACCCCGCTGTAGCGATCATAGAGGGGTCTGGGAGGTCCACCTTGACCCCTGCGATGGTGATGCTAGGGTTCTCTGCTGGGATCTCTGCCTTGGTCACTGGAGGGGTCTGCTGGAGTGCCTGGATCTGTGGAGGCAGTTCTGGTTTAGCATCAGGTAACCCTCTGGTCTTATCCTGCTGTTGCTGTTGTTCTTTTTCTCTTTCTGCTTTTACGGCTGCATCAAATTCTTCCTGTGTAGGTACATTAATCACAGGATATTTGATTGAGGTATCTGGATTATCAAATACAGGTAAAGCAAGTCCCCGAGAAACAGGGACTTGCATCTGTTCTATTACAGGAGGATCAAGCCTCTGTATCAGCGTACCTTGAGGGTTCGGTATCCGCTGCTGCTGCAACGGGGGTATCGAAGACAGGTTGGACTGCTGGTTCGGCAGGGACTGGAGTTGGTTCGACTGCAGTGGTTGCAGGAACGGAATCTGGTTTGGCATCGTCCTTCTTCTCGTCCTTCTTCAAAGTATCAACACCGAAAGTAGCGGCTGCTGCAGTGAAGACTGTAGCAATAAAGGTTGGGTCCATCTTTGATAATAGACCAGCATAACTAGCTGTAAGTAGTGCAGCACTCCAACTCAAAACTGAAATTCTAACGATTGTGCTCATACATCTTTCCTTTTTCTGAGTTTCCATCGTTCTAAAAAATTAGAGGGGTATGTCCCCTCTATTTATCATGAAGAAATTTTCTTCTTACCAATATTATATTTAGATTCTAAAGTCCACTCATCTTTATCTTTATAAGAGATAACTTTAATTTGATTTAATGGAGCAATATCTGAGATGGAACTTGCATTCACAATACTGATTAATCCCCAGTCACTCAAAAGTTGAGCAATTCTATTTCTACGTTGAAGATCATTCACAGATAAATTTGTGTTCTTGCCATCAAGAGAAAATAGTTCTTTAAAGTGAACAATATAATACTTACCTTTCTTATGCAGAATATGGCAAGACTGATATAGTTTCTTTTCCTTCCTAGATGCGACACCAATTCTAGTCAGCGTCTCTCGAACCTTAAGAAAATCATCGGGCTCATTAAGAGTGATTTCGACCATATCTGTCTCACTCCACTTTACTTCAGAATATTCTTCTGTCATTTTTTACCTCCAACATTCAGCCTAGACTTAATATATTCAAGTTGATCCTTAGATAACATACCGAGAGCAGTCTTAGCTTTTTCATTACTATAACCATAGTATTGCTTGACAATCTCAAGGTCTTTTAGTTTATCTGCCTTTAACCAGGGAGAAAAACGTTTCTTTGGTCTCAGACTATTTAGCAAAAAAATATATTGGATATCTTTATCTAGAAAATGATGGATATTCATTTCATTCGCATACATGATAGTATCAATCGTACCCGACAAACAACGATTAATAATGTATGGCGGATAACCTTTGATAGCATCAGTTTCATCTAAAAGATTATTCTTCTGATGATTAATAGAATTAAGATAATCTTTTAATTCATACTTCATAGTTAGTCACCAAAAGTTCATAACGACCTTTCTGTTCTTGCATATAATCTCCTACTGAACGCATCGTATAAGTAAGATCCCAAGAATGCATGTGGTATCCATTCAACCATTCACGAAGAGTTGGATTGTCATTATAAGTGATCATCCAGTTTAACTGACACTCCTTCACACGATCACAGAACAGTTTATGATCAAATCCTTTATGCAAATTTCCTTTGTTTCCATAAAGATTATCTTTAATATCATATGGAGGATCCAAGAAAATAAAAGCTGACTTGTTAACTTTTTCAGGATAAACTAACACATGTTCATAAGAGATGTGTGTAATAGTCCAATTCTTAATTAACTCTTTATATAATTCCAATTTTTCAATACCAGCATGTGAGAAATTACTGACACTTGCTTGTGCTGAAAAAGAAGAACTTTCAGTAAGACCAGAAAAACTACATTTATTTACAATGTAAAAAAACACTGCTCGATCAAGAGCAGATACTGTTGGATCATTTACACCTACTTTAGCATGAGTAAAAAGTTCTCTTGCTTTATCTGGAGTATCATGAGCATACTTAGCATTAGAAAGAATGTCTCTCATATGACCACCATTTGCTTGTAACTGTTGCCAGAAATTTACAAGAGGTTCATATAAATCACTTACCCAAACATCAGCATCTGGGTTCTCTTTAGTAAATGCAATTGCTACACTACCACCACCAAGAAAAGGTTCTCGATATTCTAGAATACCTTTAGGAAATTTCGGTACAAGATATTTTGTGGCACGAGACTTACCACCAGGATAACGTAAAGGTGTCTTAAGACTTTTCATTAGAAACACTCCACCATAATTTCAGTTAAACAAGCAAGAGTATTAATCTCTTGGTCAGCAACAAATGCTGCTTGATATTGATATTTTGCAATCAAAAGAATTGCCTGGGCAATTGCAGGACCTTCAAGATTACTATACAGTCCATCATAAATTGACCTGAAGATCATCGATGGTTCACTATCCAAATTGGCATTAACCCATTTGCGAACTTCACCAAATTTTTTAGATTTCAGATCTTTCATTAAATCATCAACATTGGATGAATTTGCATTTAAAATGCCGACATCAATACTACCTGCTGCCGAATATCTTTGTAGTTCATTTAGAACTCTACGCCAATCTGGAAAATATTTTTGAACAATATCAGCAACTACTTGTGCTTCATATTCAACATTTTCTTCAGAGAGGATTTGCCGTACTCGATTAAAGAACTGAGCAGCAAGATTTGATTTTTCTTTTCCTTTGATGGAGAAGTCAATAACTGAACATCGGGAATGGAGTGGTTCAATGATTTTGTTTTTGTAATTTGCTGTGAAGATAAATCGACAGTTGTTAGCAAATTCCTCAATAGACGCACGTAGGAGGAGTTGTACGTCGTTTGTTGTGTTATCTGCCTCATCAATAAGGATGACTTTGTGTTTAGCAGTTGATGTAAGCGAGCGGGTCGCAGCGAAGTTTTTCGCATTGTTTCGGACAGTATCGAGGAATCTACCCTCGTCGGATCCATTGATGACATATAAATCTACTCCTAGTTCATTGCACAGTGCTTTTGCAACTGTAGTTTTTCCAATTCCT